TCGTTGGGGGCTATACGGTCGAGGATTCGATCCGTCAGCACGGTCTTAATGTTGTCGGAAGCAGCACTGTAATCAGAACTCTGCAACCTGAGGGGAACGCCACCACAGTGCTCGCGGGCGTTGTCGACGCACCGCTCGATGTCGGTCGCATCGAAGGGCCTACCGAGCGATGCAAACGTCGGATGACGCTGCATTACCTGGTAGATGACCTGCTGCTTTGCCTGGCAAACCATACAAGTCGTGGCCTCTCCACTGCCGACGGTGCGCGTCTTACCTGCTTCGCAGACAAGACTGACCTTCAGCTTGCGTGAGCGACCTGATGCGACCGCATCGAGGGCTTCTTTGTAGACCGTACCAGTCAGTGCCGCCTCGGTGAGAGGATAAGACACCTCAGGTACGTCCTGAAGAGAGCCATCTGGAGAAACCTCCACGCGGCCACGAACCTGAGGAACCTCACCGACGGGCACAGAACCTTCCGGAACCGGGCACCACGGCGAGGAACCCCCTTTCGAGGGCGTCGCGTAGAAGAGCGGCAGGGGATAGATGTCAGCGTACTGCTCCTTGAGCTTACGCACCGACTTCCCCCTGTCGCCCAGATGGTCGGAGAGAATTTGGCCGAGCTTGCCGCCTTTATCCCGCGATTTCTCATAGGAGCCTCGCGTCGACGCCGTATTCAAATACGGCGCCTCAGCGTGCTCGCGTAGAGCGCACGCAATTTCGTCTAAGATAGGTTCTAAGACATCCATAAGCGCATCGTCGTGGGGGCCGGCCGGCAAGCGAACGGTGGCCGAAATCCGCTCGTGATGACTGTAGATGGCGTTGTGACACATTCGAGGTGTATGGTAGGGCAAAGCCTTACATACATTCATCATCGATTCACAGAACGACACCTTTGATACCGTCACGCGACCTCGCGTATACGGCTTGACCCAGCGTTTAAAATGGCCGGTCAATTTTACTTCCGGGCCAGTTGTACCCAGAAGGCGGGCGGAAAAATGTTGAAAGAACACTTTCGCCCGCGAAAACACGACAACCTCGTCTTCGTCCTTGCAGAAGGTCTCGAAGTTGACGCGCGCCGACAAACGAACGGTGGGTGGGGCTCCGAAGAGCCATACCACCTCGCCGAACTGCCGCGATAGTGTCAGCATGATTGACTTCCCCTGTGGATCAAGACAAGGAAAGGAACCATCGGACATTCGGTCCTTGAGTTCCGCCACTGAGCTCGGACTTGGCTCAGGGGGGTGCATGTTATGTATCTCCACCGAGGGTGCACAGACCTCGGCTTCCGTATCAGGCTCCTCGGAGCCTCGACTGCCCATACGTAGGTA